AATTACTTAGTTTAATATATAGGAGGCTAGTAATGGATGAAAAATTAATAGCAGACATCAAAGCTATGGTTCAGCAAATATTTGCAGAGCAGGAAGAAAGCGATAAGCAACTGCTTACAGAACAGGCTCTGGAAAAATCTGCACGTGCTATTTCTGATCTGACAGACGAATTGGCTACCGCCAAGTCGGAAGTTGAGACAGCTCAGGAAAAAGCTTCATCTGACCTCGAAGTTGCTACAGCTGAGATTGAAAGTCTCAAAGTTGATATGGCAGCTAAAGACGGGGAAATTGAAGAAGCTAAAACAAAAGTAGAAGAAGCGGAAGCTAAAACTACTACACTTGAAACCGAACTTTCCGAAGCCAAAGTGGCTACAGAGAAAATCGAGAAGGATATTGAGACAGCAGCACGTATGGCTGACCTTGATGAACTCAAGATTGTCCGTAGTGACCGTGATGGCCAGGAAGCTAAAGTTCGTGAAATGGACGATGAGGCTTTCGCTTCTTACAAAGCAGAGCTCACAGAACTCCGCACAGCAGTAGAAGCCGAACTTGCCGACGCTCAAGAAAATGCATCTGACGATGATGCTTCTGATGATGGAGTTGTTACTCCTCCAGTAGAAGTTGATACAGAGAATGCAGTTTCCGCAGCACTCAACATGGAAGTCACTGTTAGTGATGACATGAAGACTGAGTATGCCGCTCTTGGCGACGCAATGGCTGAAGCCCTAACAGATAAATAAGTAGGAGGATATCAATATGTTTATTCCAAGACATCCTGTAGTTGAGAACCAGTTCTGTAAGTTGGGCGCTACAAGCACAGCTGGCGGAGCCGGTAACGTAGTATGCTACGCCGGATCAGTTGTATATCTTGACTCAACAGCTACCGACCAGGAAGCTGTGGTTAAGAAATTTGCACACGGAGACACAGGCAAAGTGCCTTTTGGTTTCGCGATGCAGAAAGTAAAAACTGGGTATCAAAGTATTCACCCAGTTGGAATGGTACTACCTGGAGACTTAGGATCGAGTGATGCTATTGCTCAACCTGTATACAACGCTGCTGGCGTTATTACAGGTACGCAAGCTGCACCTATGGGTGTTGCGCATCTCGGTATCTGGGATACAGTACACTATGTAACCGAAGGTGGCGCAGCTGCTGCAACATCTATGGTTCCTGGAGCAGCTCTTCGTGTTGCTGCTGATGAAGCTAAAGTTACTAATGATGTAACTAATGGTTCTGATGCTACCGACATTGCTGGAGAGTTCGTTACTGGCGTTACCACAACCGTAGCTCGCTGCGTAGTTGGTGTATCTGCTGCTAAGGCTTCAGCTAATATTAATAACACAACTCTTTATCCTGTTAGGATCAAGCTGCTTGTTTAATTAAGTTAAATGGGTTAAAGGGCAGCTTGCCTGCCCTACCTTAAATAAAATTAACTTGAAGAGGTTAAAAATGGATAGAAAGAAAATGGAACAGTTGTTTGCAAAAACAGCTGAAATTAATACAAAAGAGGGTATAGCTGCTTATAGAGCATTCGCTGCCGCTTTGACAACTCCTATCTTGCAAAAGATTGAATTGGAGTCGATTATGCGTAGTATGTTTGCTGTAGAACGTCTAGCTCCTGGCGCACAGGCTGTATATCCTGTAGCTGAAGACTTTGAAATCCCAGTATGGGTACTCCCAGGCTTGGGTAGAGCAGCTCAGAACTTCATCGAGGGTATCGGTGAAGAGGTTTACGTACCTACTTTCACAATCAACGCCTCAGCAGATTGGAAGCTTACTTATGCTCGCGATTCTCGTATTGATATTGCTACGAGAGCTGCTGCACGTACAGCTAAAGACCTTGCTAATTATGAGGAAGAGTGTGGTTGGCGCGTAATTACTCCTGCTGCTACATCAGCATTCACAGGTAAAGGTCTCTTGGGACCACGTCCTGCTCCAATTTATGAAGTAGCTCCTACTTCTACTGGTGCTGGTTACCTTTCTAAAGAGCTGGTTAACAAGATGATTGTTGGCTTTCAGCGTACCGGTCGTCAGCTTACTGATCTGTACATCAGCCCTGAAGATGCTGCAGATATTCGCGAGTGGACCGATACAGATATCGATCCTGTAACTCGTCGTGAAGTATTCCAGGCAGCTGGAATGGGAAGCATCTGGGGCGTTACCATGCATGTAGTTCAGCACCTCGGTGCAACTGGACTTTATAACATCAATGGTAACTCCAGTGAATACGGTAAGTTTATTGCCGACGGCTCTGAAGAGTACAATGCATACTCCCTTGAGAATGCTAATGTAATTTCTGCCGACGGAACCGTGTCTACCCTTGGTGAGACCCAGATTTATGGTTTCGATATGACTACAAACGATTCTCTAGTAATGCCTATTCGTAAAGACTACGAAGCGCATGACGACCCAACACTCCTAAGAAGCCAGAAAGCTGGTTACTTTGGATGGGCAGAGATTGGTTTTGCTTGTCTCGACGCACGTATGTTAGGTTTAGGTATTATAGACAGATCTCTATAATAGCTACTAACTTGTATGATATGAACCCCCTCTCCCTTGTAAAGGGGTGGGGGTTTTTTATTGGAAAAATTTATAAATAAAGTAACTCTCATATTATAAACAAAGGAATTGATTATATATGTCATTAATATTAACCATTCATGTCCTTATTATAATCATAGCCACCGAGGCTACAACCGAGATTATAACTAAATCAGAGTTGTTTAAGCCCTTGAGAGCCTGGCTTTTTAAGAAGGGAAATGAAGGTAGCAAGCCATTAAAATTTTTACATGCCTTGCTGGACTGTGGTTATTGTACTTCAGTGTGGGTATCTTTGTTTATGTTTTGTTCTTATTTAGTATTACCCCAAAAAGGGTTGATATTAGTTTTATCTATTTTAGTGATTCATAGGTTATCAAACCTATTTCACAATATAATGGATCGCATTAAAGGCGATGAAGTCTAAGGAAACGGTTAATTAATTTTGGAAACGGAGGATTATCATGGAAGGTTGCGTAAAAAACGTAGGACCAAGTTGGATTTATATCTTTAAACAAGGAATACCACAAGGTGCTACAATATCACTTGACGAATTATACGGTGTTTATGGAGAGAAAAATAATCTCGATGAAGGTCAGGACTTTATAGACTGGCTAAACAACGTAAAGCTTAAAGGTAAATCTAGTTTAGTTATTGAACTACCATCAACTAAGCATAAAGTAAAAACTGTTACTAAAAAAGAACAGGCTGCAGCTGATAAGGCAGCAGAAGATGCTTACGAGGAATTGTCAGATATAGACAAGATTGTAATGATGACGGTAGTAAAAGCTAAAGATAAGATACCACATATTACTGACAAAAAACAATTAAAGTATGCTTTACAGGTTGCTAAACAGAAACCCAACAAAGACACTTTATGTATTTTGTTAGAGAAGCGCATAAGAGAGATAGAACAAGTTTCTTAAGTGTGTTACTTTCACATAAAACATGCGTCTGGAAATGGCGTAGCGTTACAGCACATTAAATACTAGGAGGAAAAACCATGGCCATAGGAACAGATATTAGTGTAGCCGCTGACGGGGATATACGCTATACAGGCTCAACAACAAATTATACGGTAATTGAGTTTCACCGTTGGTTGCAGGATCTTGCTGATGATGCGAGTTCATCTGGTGATGACTTGCTTGACATCACAGATGAAACACCATCTGAAAGATCTACGGACAACATTATCACATTATACGCCCCGTATAATATTGATGATACTTTAGCACAACATCTTTATGATGGGTCTATCATCCAAGATGGAGGAGATACCTTTTATGATGGTATTGTTAACTTCGGTATCGCAGGAATTCACATTGAAGTACTTCAAAATGGTGCACTTGTAACTCCAAACTTTTGGGGTACAGGTTTAAATGCAGATGCCAACGCTGGTATCTCTCATCGTTTTATGGTTAAGACTAGAACTGGTGGATCAGATGTTGATGGTCGTAGATTACTTGGTATGAATCGTGAGTTTGGGTTTACTTATTCAGAGTTCTCAATTAACGGTACTGCTCGTGGTAATAACGTACTTGCTTTGACCCATGCTGATGATCTTAACAACAATACCGTTTCAGGTACAGTATCTGGTTGGACAACCATATCAGGTGTTGAAGGATACATAGGTATTGATGTTACTGGTGATTTAGTTGATGAGTATTATTACTCTAGATGGACTAAAGATATTTATTCAATAAATCAGTTCTTCGAGAGAATGAAATACTTGACTCGTAGAGGAACATCAGAAACCTTGTATGGTCTACAAGGTGACCTCTTTAGAGGTATTACACACCAAGTACAGATCAACACACCTACAGGTACTTTCGTTGAACCTGAGCTAATCACGTGGCCTACAGGTACAGGACAGTTACTTGCTATAGATAGTACAACTGCAGGTACCTATATGTGGATTCAACTTCTTACAGGTATAGCCCCTGTTGTTACTAATGCACTTTCAGGTGCAGGTGGCGGCGGAGCTATTACTGATTCCTCTATAACTGAACGTACTTTATCTAACCCGTTTGTTGGTTCCTCTACTGGTTCTGCTATCATTGGTTCTTACGGACTTGGTATTGAATATGCAGATCTTACAGCTTCTGATAAGTTGTTTGACCTTGATAACGCTCAGAAAGTACCACCTAACAACGTAACATTTATTGTTGGTGGTTTAGAGTCCGGCCAAGATAGAGTTCTTGTTGGACCTGAGGCTGGAGGTATTCTTGAAGAAGATCAGTTCCAGCTTGCTATTTTATTGGACGCTGATGATGAGCCAACAGTAACAATCAGTGGTACTATTCCATCTGATACACCTGCTCAAGGTACTATTAGAGTACAGGACGATAACTTAATATTCAGAAGAATAGAATATTCAGCACGTTCTGGTTCTGACTTTACTGTTAGTTCTACTGATGGTCAAGAAGATTTCAACGGCGATGAAGCACAGATTGGAAATAACGTGTTTATCTCTTATGTTGATGCTCTGTACAATGGTACTATCACAACAGATAGATTTACTGGAGTTTACCTGACAGACCGCGCCTTGTTTATCAGGGTTCGTGATGGTGGTGGTTCTCCAATAAAGACCTTCGAGACAACTGGTACTCTCGGTTCGTCTGGTGGTTCTACTACAGCTATTAGAACCTCGGATGCCTAGAACAAGCTAGTTTTAGCATATTATGGTGTCCTCTTTTTTATATTTAATTA